GAGGTCGCCAGCCGAACATTTCGTTCTTCGCGTTCACCACCACGCCGAAGTACAAGACTCTGGAAGTGTTCGGGCGGATGGGTACCGATGGCCGGCCGGCGCCATTCCATCTCTACAGCATGCGTCAGGCGATCGAGGAGGGCTTCATCCTTGATGTGCTCCGCAACTACACGACGTACAAGACGTACTTCGGCCTCATCAAGTCGATCGAGGATGACCCCAACGTCTCGAAGCGCAAGGCCGCAAAGGCGCTGGCCCGCTTTATGACGCTGCACCCGCACAACCTGGAGCAGAAGACCGAGATCATGGTCGAACACTTCCGTGCATCGACGCGGCACAAGATCGGCGGCAAGGCCAAGGCGATGGTGGTCACCGCAAGCCGGATGCACGCGGTCCGGTACAAGCAGGCCTTCGACAAGTACATCAAGGACAATGGCTACACGGACGTCAAGACGCTGGTCGCGTTCTCGGGCACGGTCGTCGACGACCTCGACCCGAACAAGCACTACACCGAGGGCGGCATGAACGCGGGGATCGACGGCAAAGAACTGCCGGAGAAGTTCGCCACCGAAGAGTTCCAGATCCTGCTCGTCGCGGAGAAGTACCAGACGGGCTTCGATCAGCCGCTCTTGCACACGATGTACGTGGACAAGCGCCTGGCCGGCATCCAGGCCGTGCAGACCCTCTCGCGCCTGAACCGCACGCACGCGGGCAAGGACGACACGTTCGTGCTGGACTTCTACAACGAGCGCACGGAGATCCTCGAGGCGTTCAAGCCCTACTACGAGCAGCCGATCGTCGGCGAACGGTCTGATCCGCAGCAGCTCTACACGCTGCAGGCACGTTTGGCCGAGTTCGACGTCTACCGCGTCGAAGAGGTCGAACAGTTCTGCGCTGTGTTCTTCCGAGGGAAGGCCAACCAATCCCCGGCAGACCACGCGAAGATGAACGCGATTCTCGATCCGGCGGTCGAGCGGTTCAAGGCTCTGCGCGACGACGTTCGCGCCACCATGCCCGAAAAAGAATGGGTGAAGGCCAAGGAGGAGGCTCAGGAGGAGTTCCGCGGGTTGCTGTTCGCGTTCCGGGGGCTGTACGCGTTCCTGTCACAGGTCATCCCGTTTGGCGACAGCGACCTGGAGAAGCTCTACACGTACACGCGGTTCTTGGCGGCAAAGCTTCCTCGCCGCGCCCTCGGCCCGCAGTACAACTTCGACGATGAGGTCGCACTCAAGTACTACCGCCTCCAGAAGATCAGTGAGGGGTCGATCGTGCTGGAGCCGGGCGCCGGCGGTGAACTGAAGGGCCCAACAGCCGTCGGCACCGGCATGTCGGGTGATGAGGAGGTCGAGCTCTCCCAGCTGATCGATATCCTCAACGAGCGGTTCGGCACGGACTTCAAGCCCGCCGACCAGCTCTTTCTGGATTCGGTTCGGGAGGATGCCGTCGCCAACGAGGCCCTCCGGCAGGCGGCGTCAGCGAACTCGATTGAGAACTTCAAGTACGTGTTCGGCAAGGCGCTCGAGAGTCTGTTCATCGACCGGATGGAGCAGAACGAGGAGATCTTCGCCCGGTTCATGAACGAGCCCAACTTTCAGCGCCTGGTGGAGGAGCACCTCCGCAGGCAGGTCTATGAGCAGATCCGGTCGGAACAGGCGGGCGGAGAACAACCTGTCGGTTGATATGTGGTGTGTAGTAAACACTGGACAGTTGCACCGGGCGTGGGTACGCTCGCGGAGTTGGAAACCATGTCGTCCAAGAAGAAGACCTTCGGGGAGCTGATCCGCGAGAAGCGGACGGAGAAGAAGCTCACCCTGCGCAAGTTCGCTGATCGGGTGGGGCTGAGCCCCACCTACGTGTCGCAGTTCGAGCAAGGGAACTTCGCCCCCCCACCCGCCGATCGCATCCGGAAGATGGCGGAGGTGCTCGAGGCCAATGCGGACGAGCTGATCGCCGCCGCGGGCCGCATGGCGGAAGAAGTGGCGGGCCTGATCGAGAAGAGGCCGCTCGAGATGGCCTCGTTCCTGCGTCACGCCAAGGGCTTGACGCCGCAACAGATCGAACAACTGACCAAAATGGCCGAGGACATGAGCAAGAAACCCAAGAAGGACTGAACCTGCATGCGGTCTATGACCACGACCAAGCAACCCAACGAACCGAAGTTTCTGCCCGACAAGCACATCGAGGAACACGCCGATGTGCTGCTCGCCCAGTACGCCCAGCAGAGCGGGGAACCGCTCGCGCCCGGGATTCCCGTCGACGACATCGCGGAAGTTTTCCTGGGCCTCACGGTCGAAATGATGGACCTTCAGACCCTGTTCGGCGATCCGGAGGTCAACGGCGCGATCTGGATTCCCCAGAAGAAGATCGGGATCGACCAGAGCCTTGATACCCACGCGAACAAGCGGAAAGAGGGGCGGTACCACTACACGCTCGCCCATGAAATCGGGCACTGGTGGTTGCATCGTCATCTCTACACCCCTGATACGACGCAGGGCACGCTGCATGCCGGCGCCGCGGAGGCGCGGCCGACCTACGTGTGCCGTGACGGGTCCAAAGCCGCGGTCGAGATTCAAGCGAACAAGTTCGCGGCGTTCCTGTTGATGCCCGCCAAACTTGTCCGCGCGTGCTGGCGCGAGGTGCACGGCATGGACGCCATCACCCTGGAGTCTCTCCGCCCCCGTCAGCAGCAGATCATCACCGCCGAGGTGCTCCACCGCGGCGGCCTCGCAATGGACCCCAAGTCCATCGACAACGCCATGCTGCAACACATCGCCCGGCCCGTCGCCGAGCGGTTCAAGGTGTCGGCGGAAGCGATGATGTACCGCCTCGAGGCCCTGGACCTGTTGCAGCGCAAGTCGGAGCCGAGGTTGTTCTGACCCGGCTCTCTTTTTTCCGTTCATCGTTTAGTGTGTAATACACACTGCAAGACCCTCACTCATCCCCGTCGGAGACGATCCCCATGAGCAAGCCGTTCGATCCCCGGAAGATCCTCAAGCACATCCGCAACGACCAGCTGCGGCCCTTCTTTGACCTGCACGGCGGGCTCGAGGGTGTGACGTGGCAAGGCCTCGGCGAGACCGACATGGACACGGTCTTCGCGGCTTGGCAGCGGATGCCCGACGAGAAGCGGGAAGTCGTGCAGGTCGTGCTCCAGGACATCAACGAGCTGGCCGACGACCGCGGCGTGAAGGTGCTTGTCGAGGAGATCCAGCGGAGCGCCCCGGAGCGTCTGGCGGAGTGCCACGCGTTCGCCGGAAAGGCCGACCGGGCGATGTGGACATACCTCAACGTGCGGACGGCGTTCAACTGGGCCGCCCACTTCGCGCGCGCCGACGCGCTGTCGTCGGGTCGCTACTGGATCAAGCGGAACACGCTCCCGAAGCAAGCGCTCAGCGTCACTCCCGCGCACCGCGCCGCGCTGCAGGCGGCGCTGACGGCCTTCTATTGGAGCACGCAGATGCGAGGCCGGTTCTGCGTGGTCGAGCACTACCAGCGCACCAACGGCAGCGATTACTTCTTCGCGTACCTCGAAGACTACCCGGATGCGCCGGCGGTCTTCGAGGCCGACGGCCAGGTTGTTCGCCGCGAGGAGCGCCGCGCATTCGACAACGTCTTCGTGTTTAACCCCTCCGACGGCTCGCTCGAGATGTACGCCCCGGGCGGGAAGGCGGTGTACGAGCCGCTCCAGAAGGCGTTCTGCAAGGCGGTGATGGGGCTGGATGTTGGCCCCGCCGATCCGCTGCGGCCCGCGTATTCGCTCGACCATCTGCTCCGGCCCAACCGCGCGCTCCCCACGGAGCCCGCGGACCGCATCGCCGAGGTCAAGATCACTCGCGCACGGCTCCAGATCGTGGACCGGCCGGCCGAGTACGTCGAGTTGGGCATCGACCGCCGCGGAGGCGGGGGGCTCGATCGAGCCATCCAGGAGTACCTCAACACCTCCCGGCTTCCTCTTGACCGCCTGCGCGTGAGGCAGATGTCCTTCCAGCTTGTGTTCGCGGGCAACACGCGGGCGCGCAGCGTCAGCTTCAGCGTGAGCTGTCCGAACTCCTGTGACCTCAAGAGCCGTCCCGATGCCCAGCGGGCGATCGGGGAGCGTTGCCTCCGGCTCTGGGGAGTCACGCAATGACCACGGCCCTCGCGATCCTCTGGGCGTGTTTCGACTCGGCTGAACCGCAGTTCTCGTACCGCGAAGTTCACTCCTGGCCCGAGGCGGACAGGAAGTGGTTGTTGGAGTCCGGCGTGCTTGTCGAATCGGGCGCGGCCACATCGATTGCCTGTCCCACTTGCCCCGACGCGCACGTTGAAGAAGTGCTCGAGCTGCCGGACTCCACCCCGCCTCGCTTCTTCATCCCGTGCCCAGAGGAGGTGCGGGTCGAAATCGAACTCCCACACCTCCGTCAATGGACTTTGGACCTGGACGCCGTCGCGGCGATCGTTGCGCGGGCGCTCACGCTCGCCGGCGGCGTGAAGGTAGTGTCACCCGGGCGGCTCTGGAGGCTGGGCACGACCAAGCTGGGGGCGACGTCGCGCGAAGTGGTTCTGATGCGGCGACAGGATGGGGAGGACGGCGCGAGCGTCGCCGCCCACATCGGCCAGACGGGCAGACCCATCGTGCTGTTCGCGGGTGGTGAACCCGCAACGTCGATCTGGCCGGGTCGGACCCCGGCGTGCATCGCGTTGCCGCGCGTGATGTCGCACAACGGACTGTCGCTCGAGGTCAACGCCCTGCTCCTGCATGAACTAGTGAGCCGCGCGGACGACCTCCAGTCGCAGCTGCACGCGGTCCCCATCGATCCAAAGGGCAAGAAGCTGGTCGTGCGCCGTCAACTCAAAGCCGAGCTCGCCTCGCACCTGGACGATAGCAACCTCGTGGCGGCCTACCGGCAGCATGGTTCCATGCGGGAGGCGGCCAAGGCCCTGACCTCCGAACGCGGGACACCCATCTCGAAGGACATGGTGGCACGAGCCGTGGCCCGCGCGGGCGGAGCGAAGGCGGTGATGAACATGGAAGACAGCGAGTCAGTGGGGCGCTCTGTCGCGTCGCACCGCCGCGACAGAGGGAAGAACATGGATCGATACCGCAACTAGCTGGTCCTGCAAGGGCTTGCGCACCGCCTGCATCGTGTCGGGTCAACGTCGGTCTTGTGCAACCCGCGACACCCGGGCCTGCGTCCGAGGCCGGTCGGCTCATAACCGGCCAGTCACGGGCGCACCTGTGTATCCCTCGCGGCGTGTTGTCGCGGCACAGTTCATCGAGTGCGGCTCTGTGACTGGTTGGCGGGCAGACCTCCGGCCTCGGAGGTCTTATGACCAGCCGAATCGACATCCTCAGCCATCCATTCGCCGCCAACCTGATCCGCCGCAAGGCCCAGCAACTCTGCCGGCGTCCCGGCTTCAGCCGGTCCGACGAGGACGATCTGAAGCAGGGCATGCTCTTGTACCTGTGGACGGCTTCGCGGCTCTTCAACCCGGCGCGCGGGACTGTCGAGGCGTTCATCGTCACCGCCGTCCGCAGCTGGATGGACATGGAGGTCCGCCGGCGCCGCGCGGAGATGCGCTTCACCGGCGTGCCGGATTCCTCGCTCAACAGCACGCTCGTGGACTGCGGGGATGACAAGTTCTCCGCGCTCGTTGACCTCATCGGCGCAGCGGACGCGAACCGGCGGCTGGGCCGCGAGGAGCGCGACTTCCTGGCGGACCTTGACCTCCGCGAGGCCGTGGCCCATGTGACCTCGCGCCTCTCGCAGCGCGAGATGCAGTTCATGCGCGATGTGATCGATGGCGGCGTCGCGGGCGCTGCCCGGAAGCGCCGCGTCTCGCGCCGCCAGATCCTGGCCAAGCTCGCGGCCATCCGCGAGCGCTTTACGCCGAAGCGGGCAGACGGCGACTCCGCCGCATAGGGAACTACCAGACGCCCGATGCGGGCTTCTGAACCAACGGCGCGGAGCGCCTGGCCCCCCTCCCCCTGGCCGGGCGCTCCGCCAACCGGCGGTTCCAACTGATCGGCATCCACCCCCGGAGTGCTTCGCCATGCGAGACCCCGTGTTCCGCTTCCAGTTCACTGCCGATGTCGATCTCGGCGAGGCCGACGGCACCCTGCGTCTTTCGCTGCTCGCCGCCGAAGGCCTGCACGGCGAGGCCCGGGTCCGCACCGAGGTCACCTTCGCCGTCGACCCGGTCCGCGCGGAGATCCGCGTCGCCGGCGGCGGCATCGTCACCGTGCACGTCGTTCAGATCTACACCTCGCTCCTAACTCACGAGTTCGGACGCGAGGCCTTCACCGTTCGCCGCGACTCGCCCGAGCCCGCCACGGCGGCCGTCGCGTGATCACCGGTCGGCCCCTCGTGCGCCTCGGCCAGGGCGAGTACGCCCGCGACATCTTTCCCCACGACCTTGACCCCTTTGGAGAACTCATGACCGCGACCAGCCTGATGAGTCAGATCACCAAGGGCCGCAGGCCCAAGCCCCGCCGCGTGATGTTGTACGGCACGCACGGCATCGGCAAGAGCACGTTCGGCGCGATGGCCGAGCACCCGATCTTCATCCCGACCGAGGACGGACTCGGCGACATTGCATGCGAGTCGTTCCCGCTGGCGAAGTCGCTCCGCGACGTGATGGCGGCACTGGAGTCGCTGTACTCGGGCGAACACGGGTACAGGACCGTCGTCATCGACTCCCTCGACTGGCTCGAGCGGCTGATCTGGAACGAAGTCTGCGAGGACGAGCAGGCGCCGAGCATCGAAAAGATCGGGTACGCCAAGGGCTACGCCTTCGCTATCGAGAAGTGGCGGACGGTGCTCGGGGCGCTGGACGCGCTCCGCAGCGATCGCGGCATGACCGTCATCGTCATCGCCCACGCCAAGATCGAGAAGTTCGAGAACCCCGAGACTGTTCCCTACGACCGCTACAGCCCCCGCCTGCACAAGCTCGCCTCGGCACTGGTGCAGGAGTGGGCCGACGAGGTGCTCTTCGCCACGTACAAGGTGCTCACCGTCAAGGTCGACGAGGGGTTCAACAAGGCCAAGCACAACGGCGTCGGCACCGGCGAGCGCATCGTCCGCACGGTCGAGCGGCCGGCGCACGTCGCCAAGAACCGTCTGAACCTGCCCGAAGAGCTGCCCCTCGACTACCGCGTCTTCGCGGCGCACGTCGCGGCCTCGCGCGGCGAGGGCAGCAGAACCACCACCCCACTCATCCAGAACACCGACGCCGCGCCCAGCGAGGGCGCAGCCGCCACCAACTAAAAGGACTCTGACCCATGGCGAACCTGAACAACTTCGACGCGAACAACGTTGACCCCTCCGTCGCCCTCGACCCGATCCCCGCGGGCAAGTACATCGCCGTCATCACCGAGACGGAGATGAAGCCGACCAAGGCCGGCGGCGGGAAGTACCTTCAGCTGACCTTCCAGATCGTCGACGGCGATCACAAGGGCCGCCTGGTCTGGGCGCGGCTCAACCTGGAGAACAAGAGCGAGATGACGGTGCAGATCGCGCGCGGCGAGCTCTCGGCGATCTGCCGCGCCGTCGGCGTCATGGCCCCCAAGGACTCGGTCGAGCTCCACAACATCCCTTTGGAGATCAACGTCGGCCTGAAGAAGCGCGACGACAACGGCGAGTTCACCAACGTCATCAAGGGTTACGCCAAGAAGGGCGGGAACGGGGGCGGCGGCGCGGCCGGCGCTCGCGTGCCCGCGGGCGTCGGCCCGGGGAGCACGCCGCCCTGGAAGCGGTGATCTGACCACATCTCTGGCAGGGTGCGTTCGGGCGTGGTGTGGTCGGGATGGGCCGGGTTTGGATCGGCGAGCACTGGTACGTCAATGGCCGCCTTACGCGGACACGTGTGCGGCGGCGTTCAACCAAGGAGCACACGAATGAGCACGGCAACAGCAATCGGACCGGACATCAGCAACGGCGGCAAGCGGATCATCGACACAACCATCCCGTACCGGGTCGAGGTCGAGATTAAGGGCGAAGCGGACCTCTTGTTCCACCGCTGGAACTGCGAGGCTGTCGAGGCGAAGGCACGATCGGCGAAGGGATCGGCCGCGAAGAAGTCCGACGACATCGAGTCGTACGTCTACCGCAACGACGACGGAGAGCTCTGCCTGCCGGGCGAGTACCTCCGTCAAGCCGTGATCGCCGCGGCCAAGTTCCGGCAGGACCCGCGCTCGCCGCGCAAGAGCGCGCAGGATCTGGTGAAGGCGGCGGTCGTGAGCCTGACGCCGCTCGCGGGCCTCGGCACCGTGCGCTGGGACTACGAGCACAAGTGCCGTGTACAGGTGCAGCGCAATGGCATCACCCGCGTGCGTCCTGCGCTGAAGGCGGGTTGGTCGGCGACGTTCGTGTTCATGGTCAACCTGCCGGAGTACGTCTCGCCCGAGATGTTGCACGGGCTGCTCACCGACGCCGGGCGTCTGGTGGGATTGGCGGACTTCCGCCCGACGTATGGGCGCTTCCGCGTGACGCGGTACGAGATGTTGATGGACTGATGTCGCACGAGGCAGAACTGGCACGGCGTGCAGTGGCGCGGATAGGCACGGCGGGGCCTGGCATGGAATGGCCCTTTGGCAAGGCAATCACGGACGATCGATGGAACTCTCTCTCCCGCTTCCACCTTCCGCCAACCACTACTACCGGCGCGTCGGCCGCGTGACGCTCATCAGCCGAGCCGGGCGGAAGTATCGGGCGACAGGGAAGGCAGTGCTGCTGACTATGGGCGCGCCGTCGGTGACAGGGCCGCTCACGGTGCTCGTGACGGTGTTCCCGCCGGATCGGAGGCGTCGCGATCTCGACAACCTCCTGAAGTGCCTGCTCGACTCGCTTCAGCACGGCGGGCTCTACCGCGATGACAGCATGATCGATCGAATCGACATCCGCCGCGGCCCGTGCACCCGCGGCGGCGGGGTGCATGTGAAGGTTCATGAACTGACGGACGCGACGAGCCGCGGTGCGGCGCGCGAAGGCCAGGTCTGGTGAGACGAGGTTGGGCCAGCGATGGAATGGCGTGGCACGGCGCGGTTAGGTCCGGCAGGGCTCGGCTTGGCATGACCGTCGGCGCTGCGAAAGCGGCGCCGACGGATTCGATGATAAAGATCACCCTCCGCGAATACCAGAAGGCCGCCGTGGACGCGGTATGGGCTCATCTCCGCGAGCTCGACACGAATCCCGCAGTCGTGCTTCCGACGGGCGCGGGAAAGAGCCTAGTCATCGCTCAGATTGTCCATGACGCCGTCCACCAGTGGCAAGGCCGCGTCGTCATCCTGGCCCATGTCAAAGAACTGCTCGAGCAAACGGCGGAGAAGATCCGCGCGCTCGCTCCGGACGTCCCGTTGGGCCTGTTCTCGGCCGGCCTGAAGCGGCGCGATCTCAGCTACAGCGCCACGGTCGCCGGCATCCAGAGCATCTGGAAGAAGGCGTGCGACCTAGGCCCGGTCGACCTGATCATCGTCGATGAGGCGCACATGGTCCCCGCCGAGGACGATGGGATGTACCGGCAGTTCATTGCCGACGCGAAGGTCGTGAACCCGCTTGCGCGAGTGATCGGGCTGACCGCGACGCCGTTCCGGATGAAGTCTGGCCCGATCTGCGAGCCGGGCAACATCCTCAACCACGTCTGCTACGAGGTCGGTGTCCGCGAACTGATCGTCCAGGGCTTCCTCTCTCCCCTGCGGACGAAGGCGGGGCTCCAGAAAGTCAGCACCGACGACCTGCACGTCCGCGCCGGCGAGTTCGTCGCCAGCGAGGTCGAGGACCTCATGGACAAGGACGCCCTCGTTGACGGCGCATGCGCCGAAATCGTCGAGCACACCAAGGACCGCTCAGCCACGCTGATCTTCTCATCGGGCGTCCGCCACGGCCAGCACATCGTGGAAGTGCTGAAGTCCAGGCACGGCGTGGAGTGCGGGTTCGTGTCCGGGGACACGCCCGCGGGGGTCCGCAGCGGCATCCTCGACCGGTTCCGTTCCGGCTCGCTCAAGTACCTCTGCAACGTGAATGTCCTCACGACCGGGTTCGACGCCCCGCACATCGACTGCGTGGCGCTCGTGCGCCCAACGATGTCACCCGGGCTGTACTACCAGATGGTGGGCAGGGGTTTCCGCCTGCACCCCGGCAAGGCGGACTGCCTGGTACTGGACTTCGGCGGCAACGTGCTCCGACACGGGCCGGTCGATGCCATCCGGCTCACCACGGATGACCGTGGCGAGGGCGAAGCGCCGGCGAAGGAATGCCCGCAGTGCCATGCGCTCATCGCGACGGGCTACCAGACCTGTCCGGAGTGCGGGCACCAGTTCCCCGAGCCCAACCGGCAGAAGCACGAGGCGCAGGCCAGCACGGAGGGCATTCTTTCGGGCCAAACCACCCGCGAAGAGCACCACGTCAGCGAGACGACGTACCACGTCCACATGAAGCGGAACGATCCCGCTGCGCCGCTGACGATGCGTGTCGAGTACCGGATCGGGTTTAACCGCTACTTCCGCGAGTGGGTCTGTTTCGACCACACCGGGTACGCGCGGACCAAGGCCGAGGCGTGGTGGCGGGCGCGGTCAGTCGAGCCCGTGCCCGGCGGCACCGAGGAAGCGGTCGAGCTCGCGCGGGCCGGGGCGCTCGCGCCGGCGCTGCACATCACGGTCGAGAGGAAGGCGGGCGAGCAGTTCGAACGGGTGGTGGCGCACCGACTGGGAGACAAGCCGCCGCGGCTCGAGGGCGATGAAGGACTGCCCGAGCACGTGCCCACGCCGGTCGGCACCACGTACGGCATCCCCGACGACGAGATTCCCTTCTGATGCAGCACGATCACACTACTAGCTTGCTCGACGCGGCCCGGTGGTACCGGTCGCGCGGCTACGCGCCCATACCGGTGCCCGCGGGGACGAAAGTGCCCGTGCTCAAGGGCTGGACGGACCTGCGCCTGTCCGACGCCGAGCTCCCGCAGCACTTCAACGGCACCGGCAACATCGGTGTGCTGCTCGGCAAGCCGAGCGGATGGCTCGTGGATGTGGACCTGGACTGCGAGGAGGCGGTGGCGCTCGCGCCGGCGTTCTTGCCGTCGACTGGCGCGACATCGGGGCGGCCCGGCAAGCCCTCGTCGCACTGGTGGTACATCTGCGAGGGGGCGAAGACCCGCAAGCACCAGGACCCGGCGTCGAAGAAGATGATCGTCGAACTGCGCAGCACCGGCGCGCAGACAGTTGTCGGCCCCAGCATTCACCCGAGCGGGGAGCCGTACGACCCGCTCGAGGGCGAGCCCGCCGCAGTCGATGCCGAGACGCTCAGCGCGGCGGTCGCGGCGTTGGCGGAGGCGGTGACAAGGCAGCGACATGGTCACGCGCTCCCGCCAGCGCGATCGACCTCGCGGCACGCGGTGGCGAGACCCGTTGCCGCTCCGGACATCGTCCTGCGTCGGGCCGAGGCGTACCTTGATCGCATCCCGCCGGCGGTCTCGGGCTCGGGCGGGCACAGCCAGACCTACGCCGCGGCGACCGCGATGGTGCACGGGTTTGGGCTCGACGCTGAGACGGCGTTCCGCCTGCTGTGGGACCGGTACAACCCGCGCTGCGAGCCGCCGTGGTCGGAGAAAGAACTGCGGCACAAGGTGACGGACGCGGCGGGCAAGCCGCACGACCGCCCCTTCGGCTGGCTGAGAGACGCCGGCCCGGCCGAGGCGAGCGACGTCGATCTCTCGGCCTTCGACCCCGAGCGCCGCCGCGAGGCCGTTGAGCCCCGCGCCGAGCGAATCCCGGACCCGGGGTCGTTTCCGGAGCACCTCCTGCACGTGCCCGGCTTCATCGAGCAGGTCATGGAGTACAACCTCGCGACGGCCACGCGGCCGCAGCCGGTGCTGGCGCTGGGAGCCGCGATCTGCCTCCAGGCTGTGCTCGCCGGGCGGAAGGTCCGCGACGAGCGGGGCAACCGCACGAACGTCTACTGCGTGGGCGTCGCCCCCTCGGGCGCCGGCAAGGACAACGCCCGCAAGGTGAACAAGAACATCCTGTTCGCCGCCGACCTGGTCGAGCACGAGGGCAACGAGGACCTGGCGTCCGACGCCGGACTGGTCACGGCCGTCGAGACCGAGCCCGCGATCCTGTTCCAGATCGACGAGTTCGGGCGCTTCCTCCGCACCATCGGCGATCCCAAGAAGGCCCCGCACCTGTTCAACGTGCTCACGGCGCTGATGAAGCTGTACTCGAGCGCTGACACGATCTTCCGCGGCAAGGCGTACGCCGACGCCAAGCGGAACAAGGTCGTCGACCAGCCGTGCGTGAGCGTCTACGGCACGACCGTGCCCGAGCACTTCTACGAGTCCCTCACCGCCGACAGCCTGAGCGACGGGTTCATCGCGCGGCTGCTGGTGTTCGAGACGACGCGGACGCCGGCGCGGCGGCGGGCCAAGGCGAGGCCGGTGCCCGAGGCGATCAGGCAGGCGGCTGCCTGGTGGGGATCGTCCAAGCCCGGCGGCAACCTCGCCGCCGAACACCCCGAGCCGAGGGTGGTCGAGGCGACGCCGGAGGCGGGCGAGGTGTTCGATGCCCTCGCGGCGACGGTCGACGCGGAGCTGGAGCGATCGGACCAGGCTTCCGCCGCCGGCCGCTCCCTGTGGGCCCGCGCCGAGGAGAAGGCGTGCCGCCTGGCGCTGGTCTACGCGTGCTCGGCGAACGCGGAGAGGCCCCTGATCGACGTGCCGGCCGCCGGCTGGGCCTGCGAACTTTCCACCTACCTGACGCGACGCATGCTGTACGTCGCCCACGAGTGGGTGGCGGACGGGGTGTTCGACGCCCGCCAGAAGCGGGTGCTCCGCATCGTGCGCAAGGCGGATGGAAGGATCTCCCGCACTGAACTATGCCGCAAGACGCAGTGGCTCACCCAGCGGGAACGGCAGGAGGTCATCGACAACCTCCTGGAAACAGGGCAGATCGAGCAGGTCTTCGAGGAGACGGCGACCAAGCCGAAGGTGGTCTATGCGCTGGCCTGAACCAGAAAGTTCAATCATTCAAGTAACTCTCTCGCGCGCACGTGGGGGACGCGCGTGCGGGCGCAAGGGCGGTATTGAAAGATTGAATGATCTCTCTCTTTCTACATCATCTTCTCCCGCCTCCCCGGCCGGGGCGCCTAGCGGAAGCCTTACAGCCGGAAGCCTTACGGGGGGTGAGCGGTTCCTCCGTCCGGGGGGACCGGTCTCGAAACGCCCGCGGGAACAGCCGCGCTTGACGACAGAGTTTGTTTCGCGCGTCCGGGCCGGGGGCGGCCAGGTGACGGGGGTGGTACGCCTCCCCGTCAGGAACGCGACGTGGGCCAACGTGGGCAAACCCGTGGCCAACGGGCGCGGCCCGTAACGGGCGAGACTCGGGGCGCTGAGCGCCCCCGGACGGGCCTGTAGCCCGAGCGATCCAACCAGCAATCCAGCGATCCCCGGACCCGTCGGCATGTGCCGCGGGCCATGACGCCCTTCACGCGCGGCGCTCGCCGCGCGCCCCGACGGAGATCGCCGTGAACATCGAGATGCTCCCCATCGACGCGGTCAA